GTTCCTGTTAAGATTGCTCTTGCAACAGTGCGTGGTGTTGATGTCAAAATACTTTTACCTCTGCGTACCACGTCATTGAATTCGTAAAGAAGGCGCTGTGTACGAATCGCTTTAGGATTCTTAATACGTGTTGCTTCATCCAGGATTATGAATGTTTTATGGCTGTTTACCCAATCAACATAATCCATGTATCGAGTCTTTGTCGAAAACTGTTCAATGTTAGTACATACAATATTAAGAGCTCCCTCGACAAAGAAGAGCTTTTTGTTTTTACGCCACTGTACTGTGGTATTGACATCAGATAACCATTTAGGTATTTCCTCAACTGCCCATTGTTTATGGACTCCATTCGGAGCAATAACAAGAACAGCATCGATATCCCCTGCCTTGAACTTGGCCTCGGCAATAAGGAGAGAAGTACGCGTCTTTCCCGTTCCCGGGTCAAAGAATAAAGGAATCTCAGAACTTTTCTTATAACGTTCAAGAGCTACCTCCTGATGTTTGTAAGGGTTATTCATTATTTATCGCCCTCCGGTACAACTACTGAATCGGCTTTAGCACGTTCTTCACAAACGTCCTGGCTGTATGAACATTTCTCACACAGCTTTTTATACATTGTCTTACCATCTTCGTTGAAGACGTAATGATAGATTTCTTTTGGATTGGATGCACCTTGATTTGTAAACGGATATCCCGTTAATTCAGTAACAGGAATCATCAGACGACTTCTGTCACGGAAAGCCTTAAGCTTTCTAACACTGTTGCCATCAGCTATCAGGTGCCTTGTAGCCTGGATGGAACGATTTGTGAGTTCCGCGAACTCGGAAATATGGATGTAATCAATACCTTCCAAATTGTATATTCTCATAAAAATGACCTCACATAGATAAAAATAAAGACCACGATCGAAAGTGACCGTGGTCTTTATTTATGCCGGATTATGCGCCGTACTTAGCAATTGTTCCTGCTTTGAGAACGTAAGATTTTGAATCAGCATCGTAGATAACTTCTACGCCTGATTTTTCCTTCCACTTCTTCATAAGCTGACGCATTTCAGCGAAACCTTTGCCTGTTTCTTCGAAGACTTTAGTAGCTGTGATCTTTGCGCCAACTTTTGGTTCGTCACCAAAGAGTTTGTAGATCACTGGTTTTCCGAATACTCCAGATCCACCAACAGCACGTCCTTCTTTGCAAAGGTATGCGAGTGCTTCCTGAGCTTCCGGTGAAAGAACTACTTTCTTGTCAGAGAGTTCTTTTTTAAGGAGCTGAGCTGATGCAAGTGCCTTAGCACGTGCTTTCTTCTGGTACTCAGAGTTGCTGTGCTTTTTAGCACCTTCTGCAGCTACTGCTGTTCCCTGAACTTCTGATTTTGCGTTTTCGAGTAAAGACATATGGTCCTCCTGCTCTTATCCTCTGTTCAGTACCCGGATCCTTTTTGTAGAGCTCAACCTGTCAACGACTGTCGGCTCCTAGTCTAGGTTTCTGACTTCCGATAAGTTAACCTTTATACTACGTATATGGTTATTACAACGTCCTCACGGATGAAGGCGTTCTAATAAGATCACTGATAACGCTCAGTGACCGAAGCGATGGCCTAATGGACTTAAGGCTTTATTTATCTTAAGGATGTTTTAATAATAATTCAAAAGCTTCAAAAAAGCAAGCTTAAAAAGGTAGAAACGATTATACGTTTTGATCTTTTCTACCCGACGCCCACTTAATGCCTGAGTGATGCGATGACAATCTGTTAACAACGGATCATTATCGTGTTCACGTCTCTTGAACGCAGCAAACGCATTCAACCAAAACCTGTACATGTTCTGATCTCCCTTACGGAAGAACTTCTTTGCATGTCTTTCTGCCAACACACTCTGTTTCATTTTAGCTTACCCTCCTTATTAAGGCGTTGTATTGTTTCACAAGCAACTTTTATGGCGGTTAATGCTTGCTCTTTATCCACGCTTGCATCGACTGTCCAGCCATACACCTGAGTAATTACCATATTGTCCTGGTACTTAACCTGAACAATTCCATCTTCAATCAATTGCTTACGTACCCGACGTTGCTCATGGAGCATTGCTCCTACCTCCTCAGCAGCAAATACAGCCTGCTGTGCTCTACTCTTCATAAGGGTTCTCATTAACATTGAATACCTCGCTATGGTGCTCTAACCATTCAGTAACCTGGTCTTTGAATATCTTCATCTGTTCCGGTGTAGGTGCAAATTCCCAATCATCACCGTTCTCGTTGATACTACGGAAGTCGCTTAAATCAACATCGAGTACCTCGAAATCTTCTTCCGGAGGATCGCCCGGGTCACCATTTCTCTTGTACATTGTACCAGGTGTATAAGAGTAATAAGCTGTTGCATATACGGCACATGTAACGGTGTCATTTACTTCGAACTCATCTGTGTTGTAATACATGTTCGCTTTCATTTAGTCCTCCTTACGACTATAGTAATCAACGTAAGCTTTCAGGTGCGCCTCTTCCATCTCGAGACGTACTTTAGCTGTCTGCATACGTAACTGTTCTGTATACATGCGATATTCCGATGCCTTAACATCATTACTCGCAGCCTGTGACTTGTGGTGTGACACACTGTAATTGTTACATATAATCAATAGTAACATAAACAAGCATGCTACTCCCATCCCTATGGCTAGGTTAATTAGCCACTGCCTGACTTTAATAACGATTTCCATTTTTCAATTACTCCCACGTAATCGTTTATACTAATGACGCTACCATAATTATTTAAGATAGCATCAACCTTCTGCTGAGCACGAGGGCTCAGGGTTAAATACTGTGCCATGTTGATCAAGTACTGCGCTTCTGCTGTTTCTTCAACACCATTATAGAAGTTGTACTGACCATATACATGAGTCAGATCATGTGAACCACAAAGTGTCTTCCAGGCCCACTGCGGAAGTTTTACATAACACTGGGTGTCATAATAGTAATACTGTCCCTCTGCAATGGCTGCGTGATCACCGATTGGTAAAGCTCGTTGTTCAAAATACTTCGTCTTCGCCTTCGGTCTCAAGCAATGGAGTATAGCTCTCCGGGTTTCTAAGGAACATTTGAATATTTCCTTCATGATATGCCTTCCTCATCAGTACTGCATCAACACTTCCTATTTTATCAAACAGGAGTGATCCATAATGTGAAGCTAGGTTCGCTGCCTTATCATCCTCACCTTTTGTTAATGCAATGATAATCTGTTCATATATCGGTTGCATCAGGTTGAAGTGTTCAACAAAACGCTGTTTCTTCGACTTATACTTTGTTGTGTATGTCTTCACTAACACGTAAATGTGGTCTCCATCAACGTGTGTCGGAACACCATCTTTGATGACGTCGTCGAGGGCGTCTTTGTTCAGTTCGTATAAATACCATGAACGACGTTCTGTGTTCTCTGGATAAGGTACCAGAAAACATTCCTCAGGTGTTTTGTTGTTCATGTACACGCGATTTGTCCATGTTATGTTACGACGTGAACAAAATGCTTCGAACGATCCGAACGACGTTGGTAGCTTCTGTTCTTTCTGCGGCATACCTGCTTTAAGTTCCTGCAACTTACGAACTGATTCCTCGACTGTTGCTCCAACAAACACAACGTACTTGCCATTTTCCATCTGTTGTACGTTATATCGCCACATGTCTACTTCAGACAATGGCTGACTGATAATATACGCATTTAATCCATAGATCGGTGTTGCATCGATGTCTGGGTAATGTTTATGTAACCATTGCTTAAATGCGTACTTAGTAGTTACCATGTTAACCTCCTACCGTTTCAGTTTCATCTACAGACTGACTAGGACAATATGATTGTTTTAGTCAGTCTGTAGATGAAACTGAATTATTGTTTTAATAATAATTCAGTTTTTGTGTTTTTGCAAGCTTTTCACTTAACAATTCTTTTCACCGTGGCTTGCAAGCTTTTCACTTAACAATTCAGTTGATCATAAGGCTTTGAACTTGTTGGTGTAGCTTGCGAGGTGGTCTTGTTCATACTTGATAAGTATATCCAGGGCGGCATCGTTGCAGACAATTACTTCACCTGCATCGGCACATGATACTTTGAATGCGTGACCATGCATACTAGATAAGACACAAATACGATCCTCACAATTACCAATCAGTCTTTTAAGTTCTACTGCCTGTGCAAATGTATCATCTGTCATTTGATTCCTCCTTTGTGTTTCTGCTTCCTTCTTTGTAGCCTTGTTCATCCTTTGTGTTTCTGCTTCCTTCTTTGTAGCCTTGTTCATCCTTTGTGTTTTTGATTCTTACTGATAAGGATGTCGCTAGAACACTTGTTCGTATGAGATCAGCGCGTTCATAGCGTTCATCCGGCTCCATTAAGTCCTGTGATGCATCGATGGCCTGTGTAGCATATGATTCGAGTGCATCGATGATAATACCTGCTTCTTCGTCGTTAACTGTTATTGTCATTGTTAACCTCCTTTGTGCTTGTGCATGTTACCCATGGTTGTGCATGTTACCCAGGACTCAGTCAAAACATAATTTTTGTTATGTTTGATTGTTTTTCTTTTGAGTCTGTTTAATGCACCACTTTTTATTGGCAAGTCAAACATAGTGTTTAATATTAACTTTTGCATCTTTTGAGACTGCAAAGTTTTGAAGTATTTGTAAAAACTGCTCTAATTCGTTGTAATATAAGGAAATAAGATGATCAAACACAATAAACATGAAAAATGGTTATATATGATTGGTTTCGGCCTCGTAAAGTGGTTTTTTGACCCCAGCCAATTTTGGCCAATCTCTACGGGTATCGCCTTTTATGTTTTATTGTTTGTTCAGTCAATTTTTCTCTGTTTGATTGTTTGAGTCAATTTTCCGTTACCCACAAGAATTTTACAGTTCCACAAACCCTAAATTCACAGCAACAGGACCTAAAGGCCCCATTACGTGTTATTAGAGATCGATGGGTCACTATTAAGTGTGTATCCACTAATGAGCCCATAAGCCATTTGTATATTCAGGAGCAGTAGCAACAAGAGCGTCTCCTCTTTGTCATTGATGTCTATCTCAGGCATCGCCTTAACGATGTTCCTGAACAAATCAGCGACAGCAGGGTCCACGTCCTGTTCTCTTGCGTCCTTAACTGCATCGAGTGAGCCTCGTAACTGCATGTAGCTAAAACGTACCTGTCCCTCACGATTCAAGACGTTATTAGCCACATGTGTTGCGAACTGTGCAAACCACTTACCGTCCACTGTAGAACCTCTTGTTCAGGTCGAACGCAGCCAATGCTGGTGCCAGGTCTGGATACGCATGATCCTCTTCACGACAGTACGAGTGTTTTGGACTAAAATGCAGATGGTACATGCCATCTGTTCCAGGATACACAGACATAGTGTATTCCTCATCCTTCCATGTAATCTTTTCTTCCATAATGGGTTCCTCCCTTAGGATAAAATAAAACACGCACCAGGGTTAGTGGTACGTGTCTGTGAGTGTTATGCCTTAACAACGATTCCCTTCTCGAAATCAAGTTTCAGTCCCTGCTTAGCTGCCTTCTCTTCCATATCCTTACGAGACAACTTCTCGTACTTAGTGATAAGTTCGAAGATGCTGTCTCCTTCATTGAAGACGTACTTAACTGATGCACGTTCAGCTGAGAGTGTTGTAAGACGAACGAGTAATGCTGTCTGTTCCTCAGTCAGTACTGTTGATTCTGTTAAGAGTGACTTAACAAGGTTGAGTACATCGCGTTCACGTCTCTTCGCATTCAACTGTGTTGAGCGTGTGTTAGGACTGATGTAATCATCCTTAGTGTTGTCTTCAACGTTTGCTGTTTTAAGGTAGTTAATGCGTGCTGTGAGTTCTTCTACCTTACCATCGATGAGTGAGTTAAACTGTTTGATACCTTTCATATGTGGTACCTCCTTAAGATAATATGTACTAACGAAACTGTAGTACGATTATGAAAAGATAGTGAGTGCTTTGTGTTTGTATGTACGTGTTGTGTGTTTGTGTAAGTAACATTTAATCTTTTCATAATTATAATATAATATATAATTTCAAAAAAATCAACAAAAATCTTTTAGTTTTTTAATAATTTTACTATGTACGTTGTATGCATGGGGTAGAGTGGTTAGTTTAAGGTAACTATGATGAGGATAGGGTAACTATAATGAGGATAGGGTAAGGGGAATGAGACCCCACTACCTCGAACTAGGGTTTATGGTACGCACCTGCGCGGCCCGGGCGTTATTATAAATAGACTACGCCGCTCGGAGTGAGTCAACGCCGCAACCGTTCGGCTTGTATCTTAACCACGATACTGAGGATAGGGGTCAGTGACCATCTTAGTGACTACACAGCGATTTTACATTTCGCCATTTTATGGTGCTTGCGGGTAATACATAGTTACACCTCCTATTTAGAGTTCTACTACTTTATTACAAGCAGTACCTTTGTGAATGATACCGTTTGTATCGATATATCCACCCTCATTCGTTACTACTCTATTGAGTGTTTCGAATGTCATGTTTGGTTTCAACAACATTACAGCTACAACGCTTTGCATGTCGTATTCAACCGACCAGTTGTTAGTACCCAATATACGAGTACCTAACACTCTACGATGAGTAGCCAACTTCTCAGCATCATGAACACCGTAGAAGTGATCATGTAACTCATCCATAATGGCTATACCTTCTAATTCAGGTAACTGGTCTGCACATTTGGTCTTAGTACCAGTATCGTTATAGATACGATACAAAGCCCATTTGTCACCATTCTTCTCGTAAGACCAATAGGCCTTGACATCGAGATGTGTTTTTGGTTGGCCTGGTGGACAAGACCAAATAACACACTGCTGATTAGATAACCATTCCATTTCCATATTATACCTCCTGGAACAATGCAATCATACGAATGAGTCTTTCAGCGCCGTCTTTATCGCCGTCGTTGTCGTAAGCCTCATATCCAGCTTCGAGACAGTCGATTAATATCTCTCTGTCTCTTTCATCCAATTCTCTACGTATATACGTAGGTTCATCGAATGACTGATGTGTGTCTCCTTCGAGTTGAGACAACTGATTAAGTGCGATGCTGTTCAAAGCATCATTGTAGATAAATACCTTTCTTTCCATAAGGTACCTCCTTAAGATTAATTTGACTACATACGTAATCATATAAAGACCATAGTACTCATATTACTATGGTCTTCTATCATTACTTATGCCTTAACTACAGTCATACCATCAAGTTTGAATCCCTGTGCTTCAATTGCCTTGAGGATTGATGCACCAGGTTTGTTGATATATTTCTTTGTGAGTTCCAGGAAGTTATCTCCTTCCTTAACATCGATCACAACCTTCTGTTTAGCAGGAGCAACTAACTCCTCTAACAGCGAGATTGTTTCCTGGTCTTCTACACCTTTAGTTAAGAGACCTAAGATCACCTTCCAGAGTTTCATCTCCTTCTGTGTCTTGTAGTAATCAGGATTCTTGTTACCTGATTTCTTTTCTGTGAGTGCAGCCACTTCATTGAATTTGTTTGTTACAGATGTAACGAGTGTTTTGTTAGCCATATGCGGCCTCCTTAAGATAATATAGTCCCCATAAAGGGGTTAGGATTTTCTTTGAACGGTGAAGTCATTCTAATATCCGTTTTGTTGTTAGTAGTTGTTCTCTGGTACACAGTCTGCGAACACTGTTACTGTCCAAGCAGAGGTACCATTCCAAGCGAGAGCAGATACAAAGTCCTCTGCATCTCTTTTGTTTTCCCATAAGAAAGCCTTCTCATGGTTTTCACAACGCCATTCTTTACGGTCATTATACCAAAGAGTAGTTACCCACTGATATGAAGTCTTGAGATCTCCATCATAGTGTGGAACAACAACGGCTGTATAGGCCTTCTGTGGCTTAGGGAACTTGCCACTTCTACCCCATTTTGTAAGTTTCATATTAATCCTCCTTAACGCTTAAGCGTGATAAACATACGAATGCTTTCGCACAAAGTCCCATTCCCTTTCTCCAATGGAAGTGTTTACATATCTTCCATACATTAACTATAAGCTTTCTCATACTTACTCCTTGGACAGTTTATAGTCATGTCCAGGACTTCGACATTAGTCGAGGTTGTGGTCAGCTTTGAAAGCATTTACGTAGAGTTCGTAAATGTAATCTTTCTCAGCCTGAGACAGTTCAATGCCCCACTTGAGTGCATCGAACTTAATCTCTCTCAGGACATCATCGAATGGAAGAGAAACGTTCCATACGATATCATCGAAGCAAGAAGCCATTTCGTCATCGTACAAATATGTAGCTTCAAAGACGAAACCAAACGGACCATTAACTCTAATGGCAAAGAAGGTATCCTGTGGATCCTTATAAACTGTGTGTGCGTATACCATACTGCACCTCCTTAAGATTGATTTGTTGTCCCCTAAGGGACTAGGATTTTCTTTATAAGTAGTGAAGTCAGTCTAATATCTACTTTGTTATTATTTACTTATACGTTCGATAAGTCTGTACAAGTAATCTTTCATACGAGGATACATTACACCCTCGTCTTTCAGGGAACCTCTAATCCAGTCCATATCGCCATCATAGACATTTACCTGAGCATCATAACACTGCTGTCGAAGATCACCATCTTCGATAGCATCCAACATCTTGTAAAACAAGTCCATAGGAATCAATACCTTATCCATAGTTATACCTCCATCAGCATTACTTTAGTAAGTCCCTGTACATTAGCCATGTGTTTAGCATGTACTTGTAAGTTACTTACATCTACCTCAGCCTGTGTAATGTATCGTGATGTAGATACATCAAACCCTTTGAAGTATTCAACCTTGCATGTACGACTGCCGTCCTCATTGATTGTGATTGTCTGGTCTACAAGACCATAAAGCATTGGTGTCATATTACACCTCCTTAAGATATGATAAACTCTCTCCGGTTGCGTATTAATGTTCTTTATTAATACGTTTACGTCCACTAACGTAGATAGAACCTGACTTACGAGCACGTCCCCATTCAGGGTGTTCGTATTTAACATCGAATGTTAAAGTAATATTATACTCTAACATCTCACACTTGATACTATCATGGATAATATCATTAAAGTTTTCCCATACTGAATCAGCGTATGCCTGTGTAACCTTGTCCATAGGTCACCTCCTTAAGATAATATTTTGATTATATAATATAATCATATAGTTACATAATATATTAATATTATGTAACCTATTATCATATTATTTAATTGCTTTATTATCGTTAATAGCTTTAATTCTATCGTATTTCCAGTTTATTAATACACGATCATCATCATCTACCAATATACCATTACCATACATATTAGTATATGTTTCTTTATGTTTAGTATTAGGTATATAGATTCTTTCATCTATATATTCTTTACCTACATATTTATCTAACCATATACCTTTATTATATATGGTATCTTTATCAAACTGTTTATCACTTATCATACCTAAACAACTAAGTATAATAACCTTATAACCCATATTATGAAATTCTTTTAACATATCAATATATTTATTGATAGGTTTAGCTTCATAGTATACCGATGCATCTAAATTATCTAATCTATTAAATACATTAGATACACCGTACAAATCAGCAATGGTTCCATCCATGTCAAAATAAACCACCTTGTTCATACTTAACTCCTTGCCTTAACAGGCCAATTTTACTGTGTTTTAAGGATATATAAGGTACCCTCTACTCCGGACACGCGCACCTTAGCGCCCCCGAAAGGTTCATTTTTCTGAACCACAATCCCTGCCCCTTTCACCAGCTCCTGTCTCATGAACCACAATCCCCTCACCCGGCGACAGGCGCAGGTTCAAAAAACCGGTTATAAAATCAATGGGTCATTTTTCTGAACTATCTCCTCTCTTACAATCACAGTATAATATATGTATGCTAGAACTGGAGTATAAGCCAAACACTGAGGACGCCGTAGGAGGACGAACCGTCTATTTCGATATGGACGGTACGATCGCAGACCTCTATGGTGTTAAAGACGTGTTCAAACGACTCGATAACAATGATGCCTCTCCTTATCGTGAAGCTACTCCGATTCCGGAATACGTTAACATGATGAAAGAGTTCAAGGACATGGGCTATCGTGTTGGTATTATTACAGCAGGTTCTCGCTTCCCTCCAAATACACCCGATACAGTGAAGGACAAAATGAACGCTGATACAGAGGCAGCTAAAGTCGATTGGCTCAAGACACAGGGCCTTTGGGACATTGTCGATACATTTCAGTTTGTTCCTTACGGTACCAGTAAATATGAAGTCGCTGACGACAAGACAGGTATCCTTGTTGATGATGAGGATAAGGTTTTGAACACGTGGTATAGTGACCGTATTAAAGCAGTCAACAAGAATAAAGCTATTCATTAAAATAACATTTCACCATTTAGCCATGCACAGTAAGATATAATTATGATACTAACTCAGGAAAAAGAAGATCGCATTTATAACGCCCTCGTAATAGGTATGTCCCTTGATGATGCATACATCTATGCTGGTCTCACGCCTCAGGAAATTGAAGCGGTAGCTGAGGACGATGCCCACCAGATCAAGTGGAAGCAGATCATCAAAGGCTTCGAATTTGGTCTTCTTGACCGCTTAAACAAAGTTAGTGAAAAGCAGGCAAAGGTCGGACGGGAAACCGCTACAACTTGGATGCTTGAACACATGTATCCTCGTTATAGTGGTAAACCTATGAACGACATGCCTGACATCCATTTGCATATCGATAGTACAGATCCAATAGATTACGACACAGTACGTGTTGTTAAGCCAGTAGAGCAGGAGACAAACAGTGGCAAAGAAGGAGTGCCTGAAACATCAGTCAGCGTCAATTAATATGATACGCATGCACACCGAAATACCATACGTCTTCCTGATTGGTGGATTCGGTGCCGGCAAGTCCATGACTGATGTTATGCTCTGCTTATTCCTCTACGCATGCTACGCTAAGAGCCCGGAACCAATCACAATCGGTATCCTTGGTGTTACAATTAAGTTGTTAAAGCAGACAGTAATCGCTGACCTTGAACGAGCGTTTGATGCAGCAGGTATTCCATATAGAGATAACAGCCAGGCAGGTACATTGACTGTTGGTCAGATCACATTTGTTTACTTAGCCATGCAGAACCCGGACGATATTTACGCCTTCAACTTCCACGCAGCTATCTGTGACGAGATCGATGAGGTCCCTGCAGACCGTGTTAAGAAGATTGTTACAGCTATTCAGGAACGTTGCCGTGCTATGATTCCTGCTTCTATTAATGGTAAGATGCCCGCACGCGAACCTTTCATATTTTTCAGTACAACAGCCCAGGGATTGGGTGGTACATATATGCTAACTGAGGAGTTTAGACAGAAGGGTGTTCCGCACGCAATCATTCGTGCGCGTACTCAGGACAATCCTTACCTCGCTCCAGGTCAGTTAAAACTGCTTCGTCAACTGTATACTGAAGATGAAGCACGTGCCTTCCTCGATGGCGAGTTCGTCAACTTGAGTGTTGGACGTGTTTACCCAGAGTTCAACCCTGCTAAGCATGTATATATGAAGTTCCCGGTTAAGACGGGTACCGTTACAGTAGACGAAAATGGTAAGAAACACTACACGGGTGAGACAATATATGTTGGCCAGGACTTCAATGCCGGCTACAACGCAGCGGTAATGGTTGTTGAACGTGCCGGTACAATGCATGTTGTCAATACAGCCCACTGGGATTACGTTGGTGATGGTGCAAGACAGCTCCGTCAGATGTACCCAACTAACCGCATCGTTATGATTCCGGATGCAAACGGTAAAGAAATCATGAGCGGATTCGTTGAAGAGTATGAGAATAACGACATCGAGATCTTCTGGAACAACATTAACCCGTCAATAACAGAACGTATCACTGGTGTTAATAAGGCCTTTAGAATGGGCCAGTTGGTAATTCATGAGGGTCAGGACAAACTTCAGATGTGTTTACAGACACGTGACTTCGATGATCAGGGTAAACCACGTAAAGGAAAGGGACCAAATGCATTAGACCATTGGGGAGATGCAATGGAATATGCTATTTGGCACATTATAAATCAGATTAAGGGATTCGACCGCATCCTTGCAGCAATAAGAGCGGTACATCATGTTAAAGAAGAGTTGAGGAGGGCCGCTTAATGAATACAACCCCACAGACAGAGAACATCGGAGGAGCTACAAACCCTGGCGCGTATGGCGTCGATGCTACATATAAAAACGCAATTCCAGCCCTTGAGTTCGCGAGTGGTGTTATCCCTCAGGATACATTACCTGCAGAATGGTGGAACTGGCTCTGGTATCAGACAACCGCAGAACAGTTACATACTGTAGCAGACTTAACAGGATTGTTTACTGAGATCAATAACCTGTTTGTACAGGCCGGAATTACACCATCTGCTGACGACCTGACACAGATTAAACAGGCCGTCTTAAAATTAGCAGACCAGAAATTAGCTTCTTATATCGATACATTAAGTATTACAGATGGTCAAATACAGTTTACAGATCCTCAGGACCCTGCAGATAAGAAGTTGTATGTACCTATTATCGGAGATACAACAGCATTAGAGACGTCCGCTAAGAATACTCTTGTAGCAGCTATTAATGAGGTTGTTACTAAGGGCGGTTCTTTAACGGACCTGGAAACAACTATTAAAACATCATTGGTAAATGCTATTAACGAGGTACGTGCTTTAGCCCTTTCCGGAGCAACAGGCAACATACCTGTAGGTACAATCATGCCATATGCAGGAGAAACACTCACTGCAGAACTCTCATTGTTCTATAGGCTCTGTGATGGGCAGAACTACACAGTTCGTCAGGGACCAGACGCTGACTATTTCAGACAGATATATGGAGTAGTAGGCCATTTGTATGGGTATGATGAAACCCTTCAGGAAGACAATTTCAATGTACCTGATTTAAGAGGAGGAGTCATCTACGGTGCAAATGCTAATGATCAGGATTACAATACAGGTCAGGCAATAGCTGCAGCAGACAGCAACCATGTACACCAGTACTCACAGGGTTCTGTAAATTATGGCTCAGCTATGAGTGCAGGAACACAGGGAGGTGCTACAATAACAGTTGTAACAGGCTATGGTCATTCTACTACCAATACAACACAGCCTTCCACAACCCATAGTGATAAAGGACCTCGTGTAAAAGGTGTGGCTATTAATTATATTATTAAGGTACGTTAAATGGAAATATCAGTATTAATTCCTTCACATCATAATTCTCCAATCTTGCAGAAGTGCATTAACAGTGTTGTCGAAGCAGCATCTAAAGAACCTTCCGCTGATGTTGATATCATTGTTATCGCACACAATCAGAAGTATGATGATATTAATTGCAGCCTGCCTATCCATATTCACCACATCGAGGACCCTAACAAAGAAATCTCAATTGGTGAATTACGTAATACGGCTATTGAGAAAGCGACCAAAGAGTATATTCTGTTTGTAGATGCTGATGACGTGTTAACACCGGAGGCATTTACTGAGTTTGTTAAGTATGATGGATTAGACGTTATTCAGGGTAAGACCCTTGTTAAAGGTACTTTGTACAATGCCCTTGACTACTGTTTCTGTACTAATATCTGTATTAAAAGGAATATGGTCATCGGCATATTCCCACATTTATCAGTATTTGAAGATGAGATATTCCAGCAGACATTCCAATCAAACCCACGATTGGTAGCAACAGAAAAATGTACGTGTAAGTATTCAGAACACATGGGAATTACAGGTATTCAAACAGGAGGAATGCACGATGGCACAGAAGAAGACTTCGTGTTTAAGTTGCATGCTTACTCTCGTTGGGCGCTTACTAATGATTATGTAAATAGAGAAAAGAAGCTTACAGCTTTTGCTTATTTGTTAATGGACTGGCTAACAGCTTTTGGTACAGACCTTAGTCCTTTACCTGCTTATGTTCAGTCTCGCCAAAACATAGGAAATATCGTCAACCTTAATCAGTTAGAGGAAAACGAAGCCTGTGAGACTGTTCCTAATGACGACCCTATCAACGGTGGAGAATATCAGCATAACCTGGAGCATAAACGAGCTCCTGTTATTAAAAAGATGTTTGTCTCATTAGCTCCTGCTTTTTATGTAGATAAGCATTGTAACTTAAACTGTAGCTACTGTAGACAGAAGAAGTTTGATATTGAGGAACGTACACCTAAGCAGATATTGGCTGACTTCAGAAAAGCTTACTATTTCATTAAGTCTCGTGTACAGGCTATGTATCCATCTATCTTAGGAGGAGAGCCAACACTCTGGGATGAGGAAGTACAGTATGGTGTTATGAATATCATTCAGGAGCCTGAGTATGCTTTGTTCACTAATGGGTATAATACAGATGCGCCTATTTATAATGATCCACGAGCACATGTCTTCCTACATATAGCGGATTGGGAAAAGAAGCCGGTTATTAAGGCCACAAGAGACCATATGTGTTTTAATATTATAATGGAAGGGGATAAGGTCGAACAGCTTATTGACTACATTAACAATGATTTCCCTGAGCAGTATAAGGATATCTTGTACATTAGCCCATGCCGTTCGAACGACCCTAAGAAAGCAGGAACTCTTGAGCAACTTAAGCACTTACAGGAAGCCACAGGCTTAAAAATCTTTAGTGAAGACATCCTGTCTAAGGATATACGCGAACAGCAGAAACGATGTTTCTCAATTGAAAGAGACTTACAGATATACTGTGATACTTTCACATATGTTCCATGCTGTGCACCAGAGTTCTATGAGCCTATCAACCTGTACAGAATCAACAGAAATATCGAGCCTTGCTTTAAGCAGAACTGCCAGGATTGTGTAACCTATATCTGGCATCTTCGTGGAGAGGAGAATAAATGAGGAAAATTATATGCGTACTCGTAATTGGATTATTTTTATCATCGTCAGCTTACTCACAGGATGCCTGGTCACCAGCATATTCTTTATTAGACAAAATCGAAGACAGTCTGAACGAATTGCAGAACTCGAACGAGCAAATGCAGAATTCGAACAGCGATATGCAGACTGTAATCGACAACTCACAGATGTCTGTAATACGCTTGAGGATAATAATCGGCGAGCAGGAGAAATTGCTCGATCAATGGCAGAACAATTGGATACAGACGCAGGAAATATTGAGAAAACAAGAGCTCTTGTTAGACTCTTACGAGAAGAAATTAAGGTTCTGGAGGACAGCTACACCAGTATTAGTAGTAGTGTCCGTCGGGATAACGATACTAATAGTGGGGGCATGTAAATGAATATACAGCACGCAGCTAAGTTAGCAGAATCCAAAGATCAGTACATTCAGAAATATTTCGGAGCCATGGCTAAAATGGGTATACCGTCTACCTTAGCAGGAGACAGTACACCTATATTACGCTTCCGTGGACGGGATATTGATGAATTGATGGGTATTGCTGAAGATGCGGTTAAGGCCAATTACATCAGTAAATATAATAATTACGATACTCTCCAGGATGCTCACGATAAAATGTTCCTCAAGATCGCTGGAGATACGTTATTTAATCCGAAGACAGGGATCGGTACAGTAGCTGATCCGTCTGTGTATACCCGTAGTAATGTACCTATTATGATGGGACCTTTCGAGGAAAGCAATGTTTATGCTTCGGGAGGGTTACCTGCCATCATTATTGATAAGAAGTCCCGCGCTATGACAATGCAGGGTGCTACATTCAAAGCATATCGTGACTTCTGGGATAACGACAAAATCAATATGTTGGAAGAGGCTGCCGCTACAACAGGCTTTAATGATCATATCGCTGATGCAACAGCCGAGGACTTTATCTACGGTGGCTCAATCCTTTATCCAGTATTCGATAAAGATACTCCGGGTAAGATGCTCCAGGACATGGAAAAGAGCATGAAACTGGAGAAAGGTTGTATTAAACGATGGGTCAACGTCGATCGCTGGAATCTCACAATTGTTCCTTCTTACATTGTAACAGCTGAAGATTACTTACATCCTAAGACAATATACATTCCACAGTCGTCATTAGAAATCCACACGTCACGTGTTGCATTCCTGAAACCGAAACCGATGCCGTATTGGGTTTACCTGTTGAACCTTGGATGGTGTCCTTCAGACATGTGTGGCTGGATGCGTGCGTACTACGGATACGAAATCACATGCCAGTCAATCCCTGTTATGGCACAGCAGATGTCACTCTTGCTCTATCGCATGCCTTTGGATGCGTTAAACGCAACCCTTGGTGTTGAGAAAGTTAAAGAACTGATGAAGATTAATGTAGAGAAGATGGCCGATTGGTCTGCCGTATCTCCAAAAGCAGTCAACATGGTAGGTGAGGTTGAAGTTGTTGATCGTACTTACACAGGTATTGAACAGTTAATGGGTACAATGAAGAGTGATCTCGCTTCTCAGACAGGGTTACCGGAACCTTCATTGTGGCATACACCAAACAAAGGCTTTAGTGATAACACCCAGGAATCATTACTTAAGCAGTCTGAGACATTACGTATGTCACAGACATGTCTCGAACGCTCAATGAAGCCATGTACAGATGCATTAATAGCCCACGTGTTTGGTAAGGATTCAGAAGAATGGGCAAATCGTGACTATGTTAAGATGACATTTAACAAGCCAGTTATCAGTACAGAGAAAGATCTTGCTGAGGTTGGTGCACGTTTCGCTGCTTCTGTTTCATCATTCTGTCAGGCCGGTGTTTCTCCAGACATCGCACTCAAGCTTAGTTCACAGTTCTTCCCAACAGTTAAGATTACCCAGGAGATGTTGGACATGGCTAAGAAGTCATATGAAGAGGCATTGGACAAGAAAGAGAAGATGGGTGCAGGACAGGGTAATACGATGGCTAGTTCAGGAGCGGGCAAAACTACAGGCTCGTTCACCAAGCCAAAATAAAAATAATTTGATAAAAGCATAAAGCAAAAAATAAATAAAGCAAGAGGTGTAATATGGCAACAAATAGCAAGTGGCACATAAGTCGCAAGTTTATTGGCTTCATTTTGACCCTGATAACACTTACAGTACTTGGTGTAGTAGGAAAAGGAGAGGGAATGGCTCCTTACATTGTAGGATTGTTTGTAGCGTATACTACAGGCAATGTAGCTCAGAAAGCTACAGCAAAGGAGGTGACACATGACGTTGAGTGAATTCATTACTAAGAACAGTGGAAAGGGGGTTGACTATGATGGAGTTTACGGAGCCCAGTGCGTTGACCTCTTTCGCCAGTATTCAAAAGACGTATTAGGCATTAAGGAAAAGCTTGAACCTTGTTCTTCAAGTGGAGGAGCAAAGGACCTTTTCTTGGATTACGACAAGATGCCTTTGATGAAAAAGTACTTCGCCAAAGTACGTAAGCCATGCATCGGAGATATTGCTGTTTGGGGAGCAACAGCAAAAAATCCATACGGCCACGTTGCCATCGTATTGACTGACCTGGGCAAAGACCTGATCGTGTTTGAACAGGATGGCTTTAAGCAGGATGGGGCTAAGATTAGCTTAAGAGGCTGCACAGGCTTGTTAGGTGTTTTAAGGGGACGCGCATGAGTGACATCAACTTAACTGAACAGGTTCTTGCACTTGTTCAGGGTGTTAGTACCCTTACAACTAAGATGGATGCCATTCAACAGTCGATAGATGCGTTGAAGGATATCCCAAACAGGCTGCAGGGTCATGATTTAAGACTTGAACAGATCGACCTTTCATTACAGAGAGGCGATCAGAAGTTCAGTAAGATAGACGATAAGTTTGATAAGATGGATAAACGATTAGATAAGCTTGAACAGGCTGAGGGAGAAAAAGCTAAGGCAACATTGCAGAAGATATGGCAATATATCCTGATAGCCCTGGTAGGAGCTATCCTGTCGAATATACCGACAATCATTCAATCGTTGTCAAAATGACCTTACTTAAGTAAGGTCAATTCCGTATACTTAATATAAAAGAGGTATTTTCAATGAGTGCACAGATTCCAGAAACGATGCTCCTTAGTGACTTACTCAAACCAACCGGTTATGACTGTCCTGAAGATCTTCAGGGTAAGACATTCGAAGAAGCCACAACAGGTGGCGGAGGGGATATCGACATTGAAACAAACAAATCCCTTACAATTTCACAAAACGGTACAGTAGTAATTGATCCTTCAGAGGGCTACGATGTCATGAAGAAGGTTACAGCTACCGTAAACGTACCAGCAAGCGGTGGTATAACTAAACTCTATGCATGGGAAGAAGAAGATGAGGGAGTAGTTTATCTTACTGCATCAGAACATCCTGGAGTAGGTGACAAAGCATATGAACAGGGCTCAAGAATTGGTTCTACTATTACAGGCGTGTCAATATCCGAAGTTGCAGAAAACACTATCACAGTTGGTAGCTATGTTTGTACAAGGCAACCG